CTTAATTGAGGCGGAGCTATGCCGCCGCTCGGTGCTTTACTTCGCCAAGACGTTCTGGCCGGTACTCGAGCCCGGTCGAAAGCTCGTCACCGGGTGGCCGATCGAGGCGATCGCCGAGCACCTCGAGGCGGTGACGCGCGGCGAGATCCGCAAGCTCCTGATCACGGTCCCGCCGGGCTCGATGAAGTCACTCCTCACCCGCGCCTTCTGGCCGTCGTGGAGCTGGATCGCAGGGCCGTCGCTGCGCTATATCGGCGCGTCATACGCCGAAGCGCTCGCCGCGCGCGACAACCGGCGCGCCAAGATGATCGTCGAGAGCCCGCTCTATCAGCGGCTCTTTCCGCACGTCCGGCTCTCTGACGATCAGGCGCAGAAGGTAAACTTCGCGAACACCTCGACCGGATCCATGATGGCGACCTCGGTCCGAGGCCGCGCGACGGGCGAGCGCGGAGACGTCTTCGTCATCGACGACCCGCACAACGTGCTCGAGGCCGAGAGCGAGGCGATCCGCAGCGAGACGCTGCAATGGTTCCGCGAGGTCGTGCCCAGCCGCGTCAACGATCTGGACCGCAGCGCCTTCGTCTGCATCATGCAGCGCGTGCACCACGAGGACGTCGCCGCAGCGGCCCTAGAACAGGGCTACGAGCACCTCTTGATCCCGATGCACTACGACCCCCCGCGAGCGCGGACTACCGCCATAGGGTGGAAGGATCCGCGCACCGAGCCCGGGGATCTCATGTGGCCGGAGCGGTTCTCGGCGCGCGCCGTGGCAGAGCTCGAGACGACGCTCGGGATCTACGCCGCCTCGGCCCAGCTCGAGCAGCGCCCGACGCCGCGCGAGGGCGGGCTCTTCAAGGCGGACAAGATCCAGACGATCGACGCCGTGCCGCACGACGAGGAGATCGTCTGGTGCAGGGCGTGGGACTTGGCAGCGACCGACGGCGGCGGAGCTTACACCGCAGGCGTGCTCGTCGGATGGCGCGTGGCAGCGCGCCGGGTGATCATCGCAGGGGTTCGGCGCGAGCGCGTCGGGCCGGAGGGCGTGCGGAAGCTCATCGAGGACACGGCGGGGATCGACGGGGACGACGTCCCGATCTCGATCCCGCAGGATCCGGGCCAAGCAGGAAAGGCGCAGGCGCGCGACTTCACCGTCCGGCTCGCCGGTTACCGCGTGCGGATCGAGCCGCAGACGGGCTCAAAGGAGACACGCGCCGAGCCGCTCGCGGCGCAGGTCGAGGCCGGGAACGTCGACATCGTGACCGGTCAGTGGAACCGAGACTTCATCGAAGAGCTTCGACATTTCCCGAGAGGCGTGTATAAGGATCAGGTGGACGCCGCGAGCTCTGCATTCAACGCAGTCGCACCTAAGCGTCAGAAAAGGACCGGTCTTTTTGTGGTCGGTGATCATGTGGGCAATAGAGCGAGGCCGGGCTGATGGCACAAGCACCAAAGAAAGCAACGGCGACCCGCGAGCTCGGGGCGTCCGGATCCTACGGGATGAACGACCAGCTCCGGCCGGACGAGTTCCTCCCGAAGCTACGCGGGCTCAACGCGACGCGGACGTTCCGCGAGATGAAGGACAACGATCCGGTGATCGGCGCGATCCTGATGGCGTTCGAGATGCTCCTGCGCGCGGCAGAGTTCCGCGTCGAGGCGGCAGGCGACAGCCCAGAAGCGAAGGACGCGCAGATCTTCGTCGAGCAATGCTTCGCAGACATGGAGGGAACGGTCGACGACTTCCTCGCCGAGGTGCTGACCTTCCTCCCCTTTGGGTTCTCGGTCTTCGAGGTCGTCTACAAGGTCAGAGGCGGGCGCAACACGAGCGACACGACGCGCTATTCACAGTTCGACGACGGCCGCTATGGGATCCAGAAGCTCTCTCCGCGCGCCCAGTGGACGATCGACCGCTTCTTGACCGACGCGAACGGCACGATCACCGGCGCGCGGCAGACGGCGCTCACGCTCAAGATGGGCTCGGTCGAGATCCCGATCGAGAAGCTCCTGCACTTCCGCACCTCGACGATCAACAACGACCCGAGCGGGCGCTCGATCCTCCGCAACGCCTTCACCTCCTATCACTACGCCTCCCACATCCAGATGATCGAGGCGATCGCGGTCGAGCGCGAGATGAACGGGATCCCGGTCGGGCGGATCCCGTCAGAATATCTGGCCGACGGCGCGACCGCGCCGCAGCAGGCATTCGCAAACGCCTTCAAGAAGATCTTGCGCGACGTCAAGTTCAACGACCAAGGGTTCGTCCTGCTCCCGTCCGACGTCTATGAGAACGACGACGGCTCGAAGACCTCGATCCCAATGGTGCAGTTCGACCTCGTGACCGCCAAGGGGACGCGCGCGATCCCGACCGGAGAGGTGATCTTGCGCCACCAGCAGAACATCGCGCGCTCGGTGCTGGCCGACTTCCTGATGCTCGGCAGCGGAGACAAGGGCTCTTTCGCTCTCTCGAAGAGCAAGACCGACCTATTCCTCGCAGCGGCGTCGGGTTACACCGAGGCGATCTCGTCGGTGCTAAACCGGCAGCTCCTATCGCGGCTCTGGGAGCTCAACGGGTTCGACCCGCTCCTGATGCCGTCGATCTCGTTCGGCGACATCGCGCCGGTGGATCTGGCCGAGCTGGGCGCGTTCGTGCGCGACATCGCAGGCGCAGGGATGCCGCTCTTCCCCGACAACGACACCGAGAACACGATCCGGCGCGCAGCCGGGTTCCCCGAGAAGACAGTGGACCCCGATCTCCTCGGGGCCGCGCCGGTTCAACCCTTCGACACAGGAGTTCCCCAGTGAGGTTCCAAGTCTATCCCCGCAGCATATGGATCGACGTCGATGTCGCAGACATCAACGCGATCGAGGCGTCGATGTCCGGCGCGACCATGATCATGCACGCCCCCGGCTTGCAGATCCCCGTCACGAACGGGAACGACCTGATCGAGACCTTCGCCTTCAAGCGCGACTTCGTCGAGATGAGCCCGGAGCGCTGGATCCGCGCCGACGCGATCACCTCGACGCGCCGGTTCGGCGATGATTATGTGCGCGTCCTGCTCGACGGCGTGCGGCAGGCGTTCGATCTGTTCCCCGGGGACGCTCCTCTGCGTCAAGTTTACAACGCCTTCCGCGCGACGCTCCCGCTCGGAGCGCCGACGTTCGAAGAGCTGGACGTCGCCGCATGAACATCGCGCTCCTCAAGATGACCGGCTCGGATGCCGTCGCCGTCTTCTTGAGGGCAGCGGAGGGTATGGAACCGAAGATCGCGCGCGCCTTCATTCAGGCGATCGAGACGATCCGCGTCCGGATCCCAGCCGAAAAGATCGCGCTCCTCCTCGAGCGGCGGGATTACACCTCGCTCGAGAACGCCTTCTCTGGGCACTTCACGTCGACCGAGTGGCAACCCTACGGGCAGGCGATACAGCAGGCCGTGATTGCTGGGACGAAGGCGACGAGCGAGACGCAAGGCATCGTCAACGGCGCGCAGGAGGACTTCGAGATCCGCGTCGGGCTGAACCCGCGCCTCGAGCAGTTCGCGCTGACCATGACATCGACCCGGATCCGCGAGATCGACCAGACGACGCGCGACACGATCCGGCAGGTGATCCAATCCGGCACGACCGCGGGCGATGACCCGTTCGCGATCGCGCGCCGGATCCGGGGATCGATCGGGCTCACGCAGCGCCAAGAGGCGGCGGTCAACAATTACGAGCGAATGCTGCGCGCGCTGGATCCTGCGGTGCTCGAGCGCAAGCTCCGCGACCGGCGCAGCGATCCGACAGTGGCGCGGGCGATTAGCAACGACAAGGCGCTCACCGACGCGCAGGTCCGGTCGCTGGTGGACCGGTATCGCGACCGCTATGTCAAATATCGGGCGAACGTGATCGGGCGCACCGAGAGCATCCGCGCGGTGCAGGGGGCTCAGTGGGAGCTCTTTCAAGACATGATCAACAAGGGGCAGATCGACGCGCGGCAGGTTCGCCGGACGTGGATCACGACGAACGACGGGCACGTTCGCGACGCTCATGTGCAGATCCCCTCGATGAACCCGCGCGGCGTCGGGCAGGCCGAGACCTTCTCGAGCCCCCTCGGCCCGATCCTTTACCCCGGCGACCCCAGCGCGCTTGCAGCGAATACGATCCAATGCCGGTGCGCGGTCTTCGCGCGCATCATCTCTCGCGGTCTGCTCCCGTCCTCCCCGGGAGCGGTCGTCGCGCCACCTCCGCCGCCACCTCGTCCGGTTCCAAGCGCACCACCTCCCGCGCCGGTGATCTCGGACGCAGAACGGCGGCGGAGGGTCTGGGCGAACAAGACACCGGACGAGCGGCTCAACGTCGCGCCCGCGTTCATGGAGACAGATCCGGCGCGCATGGCGATCATCGAGAAGCTCGGAGACCTCAAAGGGGGTGTCAAGTTTGTTGACAGCGGGGCATGGCATGATGGGACCGCTCTTCAAATTGCGATGTCAAACCGCGACACCGCCTCGCAAGATTATCAATCAACAATGCGGCACGAATACGGGCACCACATCGACGCCGTGATCGACAAGTACTTCCTCGCAAAAGAAGGCGCTCCGCAGACTTTGGTCGAAAATTACGGGTGGGTCGCATCTCGCCGAGCTCTTTCAGCTATTGCGGAGGACGCTAAAGATCTCGAGGCGTCTCTGATACGGACCGCCCCAACAGGATGGACAACGACACCGCAACAAGCCGCGCCGGGTGCAGCACAGCGCGTCGACGAAGCAAGGCAAAAATTGCGGGACGACCTCGGCTTAGAAGACCGCTATAGCGCAGCCACAGCCTATGCAAAACTCGAAGCGGAGTTCACTAAGCGGGGGCTAGACTTCAAAGAAGCGCAGAAGGTCGTCCCAGACATCGGGCTTGAGCCCGGCTTATCGCCAGATAATTCACGAGAGACTTTCCGTGCAGCGCGCAACGCCGTCGACTTTCTCGTATCATATGATCAACGCGATCACTGGACCCTTTTGACGCAGCTATCCCTATGCGAGCGCGGATCCTATCTTGTCGGCTTGTCGGACAGCATAGGTGCGGCGACGCTTCAGGATATCGGCTATAATTTCGGCCATGAGCAGGCGTATTACAAAAGGTTTCTCACGGTATCAAACAGCGCAAACCTCCTCGGAAAGAGAAGCGACTTCACATATAAATCCGCATCAAGAGAATATGGTGTCGGGACATCCGCCCAGCTATTCGCAAACTGGTTCGAGGCATGGACTAGCGGCAACGCGACCCAGTATGCGGTTTTCGTGCGGTTTTTTCCGCGAACAGCAAAAGCCTTCGAGGCTATGGTCGAGGGGGCGTTGAAATAATGAGAGACTTCACGAATAGGTTCCGCGCCGCTTTCGACGCTTACACTCAACAGTTCCCGGGAAAAATGCCGGATATGCGCTCTCTATCTGATCGGGACTATTATGCGCTCCCAGATCTCATGGCGCGCGCAGTGCGGCGCGGGACGCCGATCGTCGACACCGACTTCGTCGGCGGGATCTCAGAACCAGACCCAGAGAAGGGCAAGGTGCTATGACGACGAACGGTTACACGAAGACGATCCTCCCGGCGCGTGATTGGAACGAGCGGATCTGGCGGCTCATGCTCGGAGAGCAGGTCGAGATCGCGCGTGGTCGTATGGACGGCGCGCAGTCGGTGGGCGTCACCGGCACGCTGACGACCACCGGGGCGGTCACCGAGATCATGGTCTGGCCGGGCTCGACGGTGAAGGATCCGTCGGTCGCGCCGGTCGGCGGCGTGCAGATGTCGATCGTCTCGACCAGCGCGCAGGACGGCGTCGGCGGGACGGGGATCCGGACGCTCCGGTTCAATTACCTCGACGCGGATCTCAACCCGCAGAGCGAGATCGTGACGCTCAACGGGACGACGCCGGTGCTGACAACGGCGACAAATGTGCGCTGGGTCGGGGATCTGACAGGGCTGACCTTCGGATCCGAGAAGCACGCCGTCGGCAACATCACCGTGACGAACAGCGGCACGCGCTACAAGCTCCTCGATCTCGAGGCGCGCGCGACGCGCAGCACCGCGTTTCGCGTTCCAGCAGGCAAGCGTCTAATCATACACTCGCTCTTTGCCGGGGCAAATTCTGGCACAGCAGCGGCGAAGGCGCAGGTCTCGCTCGTCGCGTCGGTAATCGGGAACCTCGATGGGACCGTCGATCGCTTCGAGGACATCGGTCTGCTCTTCCGGCAAGGGACGATCGAGCTGCAAGACGGCACAACGACGCTCGCAGACGGCGCGCTGGCCGCGCTCCCAGCCGGGTCGATCCTCGGATTTCGCGTCACAACGGACAAGGCGGCGACCGTCTCGGCGGGCTTTTATGGGTGGCTCGAAGATGTCGATTAAGGGCGCGCCAAAACTAGGAGGAGAGGACAGATTTCCCTATAGTGTTCTCCTCTCCTCTCCTCCCTACCTTTCACCGGGTGGAACCCCAAGGGGAACCCTGCTAACGCAGGGGTACCCCTCACGGGTTCTGGCCGATTTTTCCTCCCAGCGCGAGATCTCTCCTCCCGCGTCCTACAGAAGGATCTGATCCATGCCCTACGATAGCAACGACGCGCTTCCGGATCCGGTCAAGCGCGTCCTCCCAACCGATAAGGCGCGC